GCTATAGCGCACCGTCGCCACCACGGGCCCCTCGTCCACCTGGTCGGTGATCCGGTGCCAGGTGAGCCCCTGCTCGGTGGCGCCCTGGCGCAGCGTGTGCCACAGGAGGTCGCACCCGCCCCACGCCGGCAACAACCCCGTATGCAGGTTGAAGGTCTGCGCGTCCGGGGTCAGCCACCGGTCATATTGCACCGAGAGCTTCAGGTCCACGTCCCCCACCGTGAGCGGCCCCTCGACCCCCTGCACGAGCTTGGGGAGGAAGTCCAATGCCCCCGGCACGGTCGGCTCCCGGCTCGAGGGCACGTAGCCCAGCACGTGGTGATGCGCGCCCATCAGGGCCCGCGCCACGAGCTCAGTGACCTTCGTGGAGCCATAGAGGACGATCCTCATGTCCACCCCATCGCGGCGGCAAAGTCCGGACGGTGCTCACGCAGCCACGCCTGGGAGGTCTGCTGCCAATACGGCCACCGGTCCCGCCCGGTCGCCTGCGACCCGATATGATGCACGTAGGCGCGCGACACCCAGTGCGATCGCCCCTGGCGCGTCAGGTCGTAGCTGAGCAGGCTGTCCGCCCACCAGTGGACCGCCGACCACCCCTCGGGCACGCCCTGGATGGCGGCCCGCTCGATGGCAAACGCCGTCCCCGCCACCCAGGGCGCCGGCAGGACATAGTCCTCCTCGAGAAACCGGATGTTGTCGGCCGCCCAGGCTGTCCCCCGCCGGATGTTCGACGGGCCGGCGGTGTAGTTGCTGCGGATCCCCACCATCCCGAGCGGCGTCCCGCGCGCCCGCAGGTCCGCCAGGTCCTCGGTCAGGAGCGCCAGCGTCGTCGGCGTCAGGACCATGTCGTCATTGAGCAGGACCAGGGTCTCGTCGTCGCAGGTGTCCACGAGTTGCCGCAGCGCGTGGCACCCGTGCGTGTGCGTGGCGGCCTGCTCCAGCAGGGTCGCCCCCGGCACCACCGGCGGGTGGGGCCCCTTCCACGCCACCCAGAGCGGCACCGTCGGCGCATAGCGCACCCACGAGGCATGCAAGACCTCGAGGTCGGCGTAGCCGCCGTCGCGCGCGAGCGCCGGCACGAGGATCGTCATTCCACGCGCTCGAGCCCCGCCTGCACCGTGCCCTTCCAGCCCGCCACCGTCTCGGCCGCCTCGTCCCCGTAGCGGCCCGCAACCGCCTGGGAGAGCTCGTCCCGGAGCTTCTGCCCATCCTGTGTGCGCCGGGTCCGCGCCTCGGCCTCCGCGCGCTTGATCTTCTCGAACCAGGCGCGCGGCATCCGCACCAGCACCTCACGCCCCCGGTCACCCCGCGCCACGTAGCCTTCCGGGGTCGCCACGAACCCCGCCATCGCCCGCGGGTCGGCCAGTTCGCTCGTCTTCACCGGGACATACTTGAGCGTATGCACCACATGCGCCCACCGCCCCGCCAGGTCGCTGTTGACCCACCGCAGGTGCCAGTCCCCCGGCACGTTCAGGGCAATGGCCTCGCTCCCCGCGTCGAGCAACCCCAGGAGGCGGCGCTCGTACACCTCCACACTCAGGGCATCCCAGTCCACGTCCGGCACCGGAAACGCCGACTCGAGCGGCGGCTCCGCCTCGTGCTTTTTCGCCATACGTCTACTCCAGTTCCGCGCGGGAGGTATCGGTCAGGGTCCGCCACTTGTCGGCCGAGATGCCCCGGTTCTGCGCCACCCGGCGCTCGAGCTCCGAGAGGGGCGGCGGCCCGCTGCGCCGCCCGGCCGTCTCCGACACCACGGGCGGCCCGTAGGCCGGCGCGGGGCCGCTTGGCGCGGGCGCCGGGCCCGGCAGGTCCACCGGGGGCGGCGCGCCTCCGCTCCCCAACCCCCGCGCAATGACCATGGCCAGGTTCATCACCGACTGGTCCGCCTGGAGGTGCGCCGGGATGATCCCGAGCACCTGCGTGAGCGCCGCCTCCGGCGCGTAGCCCGTCCGCCGCACGTAGTCGAGCGCCTGGGACCGCAGCATCGCCGCCCGCGTCTCGGCCCCCTGCGCCTGCAGCGGCTCCACGGCCGCCTGGACCTGTTCCTGGACCCGGCGGTCAATGACGTTACGGAGCATCCGCTGCGCCCGCGCCACGTCAGGTTGTCCCGTCGTCGTGTAGAGGTCGAGCTCGCGGGCGAGCGCCTCGGCTTCAGGGTCCGCCGCCGGCGCCTCCGGCGCGGTGCGCGAGGGCGCGGTCTGCGTCAGTTGCGCCACCACGTCCGGCCGCGCCGCCAGGGCCCGCGCGTAGGGCTCCCATTGCGTCCAGGCCTGCTGCACCTGCTCGCGCTGCGCCTTCTCCTGCGCCAGTTGCGCCTTGATCGCCTTCAGTTCGTCGCGCTGGCTGATGAAGGTCTTGAGCGGGATGACATCCTGCCCCCGCTGGTCCTTGTAGGTCTGGTCGGCCACCTCGGGTTCGGGCGCCGGCTCCGGGGGGCCGGCCACCGCCGGGCTCGCCGTCGTCGGGGTCACCGGCTCCGCGGGGATCTGTTGGGATTCCAGGTCGGTCATTCCGCCACGTCCTCTCCCGCCAGCGGGATCACCGCCAGCACATCCGCTGCCTCGAGCAGGACGTAGTCCCGCCCCCCAACGCGCACCTCCTGCCCCGCGGAAGGCGCAAACAGCACCACGTCACCCACCACCACAGACGCCGGCGCCGGCGCGCCGCACCGGCCACAGGTCTGCCGGCGGCCCAGGGCGACCACCTGCCCGCTCGTCGGCACGGGCGGCACCGCTTCCACCACGTCCAGCACCGTCGATCGGCGCGGCGGGGGCGCCGGCCGCACCAGGACGCGTGCCCCGATCGGGTGCACCGTCATGCGCGCCCCTCAGTCCACCGGACGTCCACGCCCGCCCGCGTGACGGCGGGGGCCTGCTGGCGCTCGAGCGCTTGCACCCGCTGCCGCGGCCAGTCCATCAGCCGTTCCACCTCGCGCGCCGCAGCTTCAATCTGCAGCACCGTCGTGGCCGCGCGCTCGGGCGCGTCTCCCCCCGCCGGCAGGAGCCCGATCGCCTGACCCACCTTCAGCCGATAGGCTTCCGGGCCCCATTCCTGCCCGACGTGCGCGCGAAACAGGGTCCACCCCGGATGGGCCAGCAGGCCCTCGAGGTCTTCCCGCTCCTGGTCGGCGTCGTGAGTCATCGCCGTCCGAGGCGCCGCTTCAACGTCGGCGCCGGGGCCGCCGGGACCGCCGGGGCCGCCACCCGTCTCCGCCGCGCCGGCGCGGGGACGACCTCGTCCACGCGCGCCCGGGCCAGGAGCGCCGCCTTGAGCCGCGCCACTTCGGCCTGCAGATCTTCCAATTCCCGGCTCAGCTGCTGCGCCATCAGGAAAAACGCATCCATCATGCCCTCCGCCCTAGAATGGCCGCGGCGCGCCGGCCGCGCCCCCCGGACCGCCCAGTCCCCCGCTCGCCAGGGCTGACCACAGCCCCGGACCCCCGACGCCTGGAGGGGCGCCAGGCGGGCCGCCCGGGCCTGGGGAGACCCCGGCGGACCCGCCCAGCATCGGGTTGCCCGGCCCAGCGCCCGGCGGCAACCCCACGCCCATCCCCGGCAACAGCGGCGGCGCCATCAGCGGCATCCCCGGCGCCCCCAGAAACGCCTGCCGATCCGGCACCCGATAGACCCGCAACGCCTGCTCGAGGAGCGCCCGCACCGCCTGCGGTTGCCCCAGATACTGCCCCACCATGGGAAACATCTTTCCGAGCGCCGCAAACGCCTGCAGCAGACCGTTGAAGTCCTGCCGCAGCCGCATCAGGTCTGCCGTCTCCACCGAGCCGCGCGGCTTGCCCCGGAACTTCCCCCGCAGATTCGCGGCTGTGATCGTCCCCGCCTGCTCGAGCTCCACGCCGCGCATCTCGAGGCTCCGCACCATCCCTGCCGGCACCGCCTCGCCTCGGGCCTCCCCCGTCTCGAGCGCCCGCAACCATAATTCCTGCCGCAGGACCCACAAGTCCTCGAGCGTTTCCTGCAGGTAGTGGATCGACTCCTCCATCCGCACAAAACTTTGCTCGGTGACCAGTTGCACCTCGCCCAACGTCCGGTCCTGCTGGGGCAGGGTCCCCAGCGCCACGTCGTTGAGGCCCGACACCCGTTCCGCCACCGTCACGATGTTGCGCTCGCGCTCGATGGCTGAGGTCGGCACGTCAGGCACCGTCACCGGCTCCAGTTCCCGCGGGTCGCGCACGTCGATGACCGCGCGCGCCCCCCACGGCTGCTCGGCCGGGTCCCACAAGGCACCCGCCATGCGCTTGATCGGGGCATTGGTCACCAGCGCCGACCGATCCGCGATCATGTTCCGGAGCGCCGTGTGCTCTTCGGCCACCGTCGCCAGCTTGTGCCCGACCAGGGAATACCCGTAGACCGAGTCCGGCCGCGGCAGCGGCGTGAATAGCAGATACCGCGGGCGGCCCAGGTCCTCATGCTGCAGCCGCAGGAGCACACGCCGGCTCACCGACAGCGTGGCGACATACCATTCCTCGAGGCCGTCCTCGTCCAGGTCCGCCAGGAACTGCACTTCCCACAGTTCCTTTTCCGCCGTCGGCCCCCGCTGCGTGGCGATCTCCTGCCCCGCGAGACGCATCGCCTGGGTCTGCTCGCGCTCGTCGGCGTCGTCCAGCCGGTCCACGTCCCGGTAGACCCCCTCGGCCTCCCGCTGGCGCAGGTCGGGCATCCGCCGCCAGAACCGCTTGGCATACCCCCAGACCCCCTGCGTGTCCTGGGCATGGCCCGGCAGCACCAGGAAGTCCCGCAAGGAGAGCACGCGGTAGCCGGGACCCCGACGCACCACCGACGGGTCGCGCACCAGGACCTCGACACTCGGGGCCTCATCGCGCAGCACCGGCACAAACGCGCCCGCCTCGTCGCGATCCGGCTGCGGCAGGCCCCGCGCGTCGAGCTCGAACCCGCCGTCAGGGTTCAGCCGCGGCATCACCCGTTCCCGCCGGGTCTGCACCCGCCGCTCGGCCTTCTCGTAGACCTCGAGCACCCCAGTCCCCTCGACCAGCGACTGGTGCAGCACCTTGCCCAGGATGCCTTGCAGGCGCTCTTCTTCCGCCTTCCACTGGTGCCACTCTTCCACCAGGGGAGCACGCGCCGCGTCCGCCCCCCACCCCTCCACCACCCAGATAGGCTCGGTGAAGATGGTTCGGACCAGCCGGGCCCGCAGCGCATCGACCTTTTCCGTCGGGATGTAACTGCCCAGGTCCGCCGCATCCGCCCACGGTTTGTCCTTGGTCGCCCGCCGGCCCTGCTCGTAGAGCCACTGCCAATAGTCGAGGTCCCCGCCGGCCCCGATGACCCGAGCACGGGCGTCCAGCGCGCCCTGCACCTCGTCGGCCAACCAGGTGACGAGCGCCGTGGCGTCAGCCTCCGGCACCGGCACGCGCAGCGGGTCGGTGGCGCGCGCCATCACGCGCTCCGGCGCCGGGTCAGCGCCCGGCTCATGGCCCGATGAGTGGCCAGGCCGCCTGGCACGCGCGTCGGCGGCGCCTGCCCCCGCACGGTCGGCTTCTTCTTCGCCGTGGCCATCGCCCCGAAAAACCGTTGCTGCTTGGGCGTCAACGGGTGCCCCCGGACCGCGCCGTCGTGCAAGATGGTGCGCGCTTTCGCTGGCGAGAGCGAGACCCTGCGTGTCATGTGTGGCTCCGTGAGTTGCGGAAACGTCCCCGAGACCTGCGCCATCAGTAGCCCCCGCGCCGCGTCAACCCCTGCCGGAGTGCCCCCCGGTCGGCCGGGTCGTGGTCCCATTGCGCCCGTCGCAGCGCCCGCGCCGCCTCCCGCGCAATGTCCTGCCGCGTCGGCTGGGCCGCCCCAAACGTGATCAGCAGATACTCCAGGGTGTTCTGCAGGTGGTCGTAGAACCCGTCCTTCTTGGGCCGGCGCGTGTTCGGCAACACGCTGGTCACCGTGGACCGATGGTCCCAGACGTAGCCGGCCTCGAGGCCGTCAATGAGCACCCGACACCGCGGGTGGATCTGGCACCGGTCGCGCTGCAACAGCAGCCGGGCCATGGCTTGGATGGCATAGTCGCGCCGATCGGGCGCGTTTGCCCCCGGCACCCAGCGCGCATGAATCCCGCAGTCCCGCAGGGTCTCCACCGCATTGCGGTTGAGCCCATGACTGTTCCGGTCGGCCCCTGCCGGGTCGCAGCACGTCCAGACCTCGAGCGGCAGGGGGAACCACTGGGCCCGTTGCGCCAGGACCCGCGGCGCAAACGACTCCAGAAACTCATCCGTCCCCAACACCTCACCCAGGATCCGCAGCACCCCCGAGGGCAGCAGTTGCGCCCAGAGGACCGCCGGGTGGCGCTGCCCGAAGTCCCACGACTCGAGCAGCGGCACCTCGGGATGCATGGCCAGGTCGGGCACGACGTGCAGGTCGCGCCGGAACAGGCGCCCGTAGACCGGCTCGCCCACCACCGAGAGCCCCCGGCGCCCGTCCACGTAGAACCGGCGTTCCGCCGGCGTCGGGTAGGCCGCCTCGAGCGCCTGGATATACGCCTCGCCCAGGGCCTCGCGATTATCGTAGACCGTCGTGCGGATGTAGACGTGGTCCGCGTGGCTCTGGTCCTCGGGAAACTCCGTGGCGAGCCAGTGGTCGGCCCCCGGCGGGTTCGGCGTCAGGATCAGGTGCTGGGGATAACCGGGTTGTGACAGGCGGGCCTGGAGCGCCCGGTAGAAATCCTCCGGGACTTCTTCCGCCTGGTCGCAGTAGACGACCGCCAAAGTCAACCCCGCGAACTTGGAATACCGCGCCGCGTCCTCGGAGGGTTTCAGACCCCGCACGTAGAGCCGGGATGGGGTGCGGGGGTCCACCGTCCGCATCACGAAATACTGCTCGCTCGCGTCCCAGCCGAGGATCTGGGAGGTGAGCAGTTCCCGGATGCGGGCCTTGAGTTGCGCCTCGGTGGACTCCTGGGTCCACCGGCACGCGAGCGCCCACATGCCCGGATGCTCCTGGAGCAGGTGCGACAGCCGCAGCAGGGCGACGGTGGTCTTGCCGCTCCGGACCCCGCCCTCGAGGTCGATGTAGCGGGCCGGGCAGTCCCAGAAGGTGTCCTGCGGCCCGCTGAGCGTAAACCGCACGCGCTCCACGGCCGCGTCCGTCACGCGC